CGTCGCGCCCGCCAACCGGGGCTTCCGGTATCACTTGCAGGAAAACTGCCTTGAATAGAGCCCCCTCTAGCGGCTGGGGATTTTGCTGGTAGAGCGCGGACCAATCGCGCATCTCGCCATTGATTTCCGCCTCAGATTTCGCATGGCGTAACTCTTCGGCGTAATTGTATGTATCATCGCCCCATAACCACTCGCCTGGCTCGCGGCCTAGCGGATCGTTTTCTACCGCCTGGGCTGGGATTGAAACCACATCCCATAGGTGGGGTTGATATTTGAGTAAGCGGCCCCCGAGATCATCCTCGTGCCACCGCGTCATAACGAGCAGCACAGGCGCGCCGGGCTTTAAGCGAGTTCGTAGGGTGGAAGAATACCAATTCCACACCCTATTACGGTCCGCCTCTGAATCAGCGGTTTGACGATCCTTCACCGGATCATCGATGATGGCAAGATCGGCACGGCGTCCAGTGATCGGCCCACCCACGCCGGCAGGTTTGTAATTCCCGCGCCGTGTGGTGATCCAGCCCGCTACCGATTCCGTCTCAAGGCCGTAGCCCAACTGATCCTCATTATCCCGCACGTAGTTTTGCACATCTTTAGAGATCGATTCGGCAAGATCGGCAGTATGCGATGCGGCGATTATGCTTGTGGTGGCGCGGTCATTTATCCGGTGGCCGAAATACCACGCAGGGAAAAGCCGTGAAACGTAAGTAGTTTTAGCACTACCCGGCGGCAGGCAAACCATCGTGCGCTTTTTCGGCGCAGCCCCGTCCGCAATATCTTGGAGTTTAGCAATCAGAAATCGGTGATGGGCGGCGGGGGCCTGACCTACAGGAGCCAGCGCATGAATGCAAAAAACCAGGAAACTCTTGCGGATTAAAGCTGCTTCGGCGTGATCCAGTTCGTCGGTGATCTGCACATTACACCACTGTCACATCCGCCCGAGGTATATGCACCTCGCGTTGTTCCCCAAACATTGTGAGCATTACCGTGATGCGATCCGAAGTTGACCGCGAGCAAATCCCTTCAAAACCCGAAAAAACGCCCTGCTCCATCCTGATGGTCTTGCCTTCAAGAGACGGCGGCTCAATTCGGTCGTCATAGGTGCTGGTCCCCGGTTGGCAGCGCGCCTTCAAAGCCTCAATCACTCCGATTTTGATTGGCGTGGGAGTTTCGGGCGATGTCCCGAACAGCCTCTTGACGCCATACGTGGATGCAATGGCTCGCCAGCGGTCAGCCTTTGAATCGAATTTAACAAAGAGATATCCTGGAAACATAACCACGAGGCGGGTAGCCTCAAGCGGTCCGGTAGCGATTTGAGGCAACCAGACATGATAACCTTGGCGCATAAGCTCATGAAAAGCCTGGGATTCTCGCTGCGGTTGGGAGTTTATACAATACCATCGAGGAGATCGAACGCGGCTACCGCAGGGGTATGACGGTATTTTTGCAGCAGCGATCCGCGCGTTGTCAAGCATTATTTTACCTCATACCCCGTCATTCCTCAACATCCCCTTCGATCACGTTCCTATAGCCCGTAAGCTCGCGCACCTTAGCCAAGGCCGCCGCAAGTTCCGCTGCCTGCTCATTGGTGAGGTGGGAGAGATCGAGCATCGCGCGCGAATCTTCCTCGTAAATCGGGCGCTCGGTTACCTTGCCGTAAAACCGATCATGGTATTCCTTAACGGCGATAACGGAAACGCGCTCATCCCGGCTTCGGCATAGGGCAATGACTTTATGAGCCATTTCAACCGATACTTCGGCAAATAAATCGCGCACTTGGCGGCGGACTGCCCGCATGCTCGTGCCATTACGCGCCGCACCATTTGGCACACCCCGAAAGATAGCACCACCATGTGGTTGAGGGATTAGTTCACAGTCTGACATTAAACGCCCTGCTCAATCCGGCGCGCACGCGCGTCCGAGGGTAGAACTGACCGAACTTATTCTATAACTCCCAAACCGTAGGGCATATCCGTCAAATGCCGCAAGGTTTTTCTGCGGAATCGGACGATAGGGAGGAATTGGATGCCAATAGGGGCCGAGTAGATGGGGATTACATGGGGCGAATGGGGGCGGTGTGGGGGTTGAGCCGATGTCGAGTTCGATCATTTCTTAAACTCCTTACAAGCGCCTCGCATGGCTTCAAAAATGAGTTCGGCTACCTCGGCATTGTAAGTGGTGGGCCGTCCGGTTTTTTTGTGTGGGCGGTTTACGGGTTTAGTCATGGCCGTAATTTCTGGCAATTATATATTTGCCTCCCCCACGATTTTCACTTGACATCTAACCCAATATTCCGCATATTGCGGATACCGAGGGAATAGACCCCGGTAAACGAGGAGAGACCCGATGACCGTGCAATTTGAAACCTCTGAAACCAACACCCTCAACAATCGCACCCTCGCGAGCATCATTGCCGAGTTTTTTACGGAGGATGAAACCAAACATATTATTGTCTGTGACGATGGCAATGGCTCCAGTTTCGGCGATGCAGGGCGCGGCGCGGAATATGACCCCGACACGATGGCCGACCTCATCATGACCGATATTCCCGATGGCGAAGACCACACTTCGGATGATGGCGTTGCGACGACGGTCCAAAGCGAGTGGCAACACGACGTTAACGGCTATCGCTGGCGCGTCCGGTTTTAGGGAGCAAAGAAAAGGAAGTAAGTAAAATGACCCCCACCCGCCGCCGCGAATGCCTCGACCTGTTACGCTGGACCCAGCGAGGCTTCGCGGCTGTAATAGGTTGGGATGAGGGAACGGTGCGCCGCTGGCTTCGCGATAGCGGTGAAGCCCCTCCCGACATAGATGCGTGGTTGGAGCGGCGGGCGATTGCCATGGCTGACGATCCGCCGCCGCCTCGACGTGGTTAAGCACTCTTTCCGGACGGGGTTTCCCTTCCGGCCCGCGCCTCGGGGTTCAGGGGCGGAGACGAGAAATGACCAAATACATCGGACGCACCTTCATCCACCACGGTATGAAGGGCGCGACGCAGACTGCGACCGTGATCGCTCAGACCGAGCCGAAAGGCGCCCGCGCGAAAGTCCTCGTCACCGTTCGGCTGACCGATGGCACCGAATACAAGCTGGACGCGAGAAACATCCCGCAAGAGACCGTTTTCGCTCCGCCCGCGACTGGCCCGATATTCACCGGACGCGACAAATACCGCTACGATCGGAACGGTCGCATCTTCAGCGTGGAGGGTTGATCCATGGTCAACCATCCGAACCGCTCCCGCTTCACAAAATGGCTCAACGTCCGCGAGGGGCTGTCTGATGAGCCCTTGCGCCGCGCGGCACAGATCGCTCTTTCCGCGTTGGATGAAATCCTCGCCAGTGGCGATCTGGAAGATGATACCGGTGCCACGATAGCCTACGACGCGCTTCAAGCCGCGCTGGTGGAGTGACCGGAGATGAGCCGCCTTCGCGATCTTGTTGGCCCGGCACGCTAAACCCATGCGTGGCTTGTGCGGCGTGATCCGCCGGCCACGCTAAACCCAAGGAAGGATCAAAGCTCATGACCGTTCTTCGCCCCAACTACCGCCGCGCTCGCGCTCTTGCGTTGGAGATCGAGGCTGCCAAAAATCATCTTGTTGATTGTGGCTGTGACTTGCGTGGAAACGCTAATGAAATCGAGGATTTGAAAGCTGAAATAGCGCACCTTGAACGCGAGTTGTCGCTGACCGGCGTGACATCGGAGTATGACTTATGAGCAACCCTCATCCTGATCCACTGGCCGACATGCTCAGCAAGCCGCACGAATTGGACGGTAGGTTCGAGCCCGAGGCGAAGACTGTCACCACATGTATCTCAGATGCCGCGCTCACCTCAATCGCTGTCAGCTTGAAGCGAATTGCAGACGCCTTCGACGGCGGCAGTCGCTCCCAAGGCATTCAGGACACCCTATTCTATCTCGAACAGAACAAGCAGATGGCGAAGGCGGACAGGAAGGCGAAGAAAGATGGAGCGAGGGAGTGAACTATATAAGTCCCCTTTTTTTGTTGGGGGAAAGCATGCTTATCCGGTTATCACCCACAAGGACTAGATGATGCGTGTTGCCGTAATTAGCCGCCGCGAGGCAGTACAACTTGTGGTCGAGCACCACTACATGCACCGCAAGCCGCCGATTTCATTTTGCTTCGGGCTGATCGATGACTTTGGGAACACGAAAGGCTGTGTAACCTTCGGAACGCCGGCCTCTCACCACATGCTGATCGGCGCTTGTAAAGACGCGCCGCAGAGCGTCATCGAATTGAACCGACTTTGGGTGCATGACGACATGCCCCGGAATACCGAAAGCTGGTTCGTGTCCCGCGCCTTGGCTCTACTGCCCCCGAGGATCGTGCTGAGCTACGCCGACACTGCGGCGGGACACATGGGTTATATCTACCGCGCGGCCAATTTCCACTACGCAGGTTGGACGGATATGGAGCGTAAGACGCCGCGCTTCGATTACATCGCGCCAGGCAAGCACACGCGGGACGCATTCCGCAACGGCTTCACCCACCGCGTTCGACGCAGGCCGAAGGTGAAATATTGGATTGCGACCGGGAATCGCCGTGAGAGGCGCGATCTTGAGCGAGTCTGCCTTTGGCCGAAATTGAACTGGAAAACCAACCCGCCCCCGACGGAACATCGCCAATCTATAGGTGGTAGCCGTAAATGGCGTCTAGGGGAGTCAAATATATAATTCCCTAATTTCCACTGATTTTCGTTTCTGCGCCCGACAAAACCGGCTTCGAGTAGAGTTGCGCCAGTTGGTGCGCCAGTTGGATATGCGTCGTGGGACGCATCCTAACTGGCGCAACTGGCGCAGTCAACTCTACGCCGCGACCGGAAGTTGGCGATTTGCGCCAGTTTTGCGCCAGTTGGATGTGTTTTTTTGGGGTAACTGGCGCAAATGAAAGTGAGGTTAGATGTGGGTTTTTTGATGGTTTTGGGTTTTTTTTGCGCCAGATGCGCCAGTTCCAGAGAAGGCAACTGGCGCAAAAGTTTAATGTTTCGCACGCGGATTTGTTTTTGGGGGTGTTTTTGAGCGCGATGGTGGTCATGCTGGTTGGCCTGTTGACGGGGTGAGGGGGGTGCTGGGGATGGTGGATGTGCCGGTGGATGCGCCCAGGGTAGGTCTTTTTGTGTCATCGACCTTTAGACCGAGGCGTTCTTTTCGCAGGATCGGGTGCTTGAACACTTCTTGGAACAGCAGGCCGGATTTAAGCCATTCATCGATCATCATCTGAGCTTGTTTCTCGCTCACGTCGGTCACACGGCAGATCATCTCGCCGGCCCAGCGATCGGAGCCGCCTTTTCTGGTGCCTGAATAGGGAATTCCATTGGCGAACCCACCCGGAATCAGGTCAAGAATTTCGTGGATTTGGGCAACTGTGGATTGTCCCCAAAGTTTGGGAGGGTCCCATGGCACCATCGCGGCAACGTGGTCGCCGGAGGGGTATTCTTTGGTTTCATTATGGAGCGTGACGGTATCGAGCTTAAACCACTTGGCGCGATCGATGCGCGGCGACAGGTTCACCTTGGCGTCATCTACCCGGACGTAGGTAAATCGATCCTCGGGCAGGATATTGAGTTTTTCGGCCTCTACTTCAGTCATAGACTGCATGAGCAGACCGACGCGCGCACTGTCGGTGAGGGCTTTGGCGCCGCGCGCAGCATCGATTGACCCCTCAGCGGCTCCTTTTCGGACGTGATGAATGAGCATGATCGCGCAGCCAGTGGCGCGAGCGACGCGGCGCCAGGCGGCGGCGGCTTTGATCATATCTGGGTTGGAGTTTTCTTCGAGGCTGTGGGATTCCGCGAATGGGTCAACGACCAGGAGGCCGATCTGGTTGGCGGCGATTTGTTCGATTAGTGCCGCCTCGTCGGGATGCACTACCGTAAACCCGTCTGAATCTTTTGACGCCATTAGAATTTGGCGCTCATCCATTGAATTCATAAAATAATGGCCATGGACTTCCGTATCATCGATTTTGTGGCGAATGATTATGGCGGCAAGTCGGCGCTCCAGCTCCTCAAGCGGATCTTCGTTAATCACGGCCACGTTGGTGCGCTCCCAGATATGCAGCCCTAGGAGTTTACGGCCGGTCGCGAGCGCGAGGGCGGCTGTCATGGCGTAGATCGATTTTCCGGTGCCGCCAGGAGCCACCAGGACGGTCACGAAGCCACGTAGAAGTTGGGTGCCCATAAGCCAGCGCCGAGGGGGGATGGTAGTGGGGTCGGGCAGCCTTGCGGGTTTAAGCAATAGCGGCACATCGATCGACGTGACGAGCTTGGGTTTTGATCCCCCCCAGATCGGGTCCGCGTTGTCATCCTCAACCATGCTTGCGGACACCTTGGG